AACAACAACACAACAACCATAGTCGATCGAAACGGAAACGTTGAAATTTGCCGACTGTGCAGAAGTGCTGACGCCAATTTAATTTCCTTTGAAAACTTACCAATTTGCTATAGATGCGCAACAAATTTCCCAAGTTGCTTGAATTGTGGAAGAACAGTTGTGTTTTCTTACCATAGAATTGAAGATTCACAAGGCAATGTGTTGTGTTACGAGTGCACAAAAGATTATATCCGCTGTCCAGTTTGCAACACTTTTGTACATCGTGACGACACATTATTTGATGGTTATGAATACGTTTGTCCAGAGTGCTACAGCGGTTTTGAGGAACAAAACATAAACTACGATGATTGTATCCATAATTATGGATACAAACCGCAACCAAAGTATTATGGCCATTACCAAAGGGATTTGTTGTTTGGGATTGAATTGGAAGTTGATGGTGGTGGTGAAGATGGCTATAAAGCAAGCCAATTGCTTGATATAATGAATGATGGAGAAAATGAGAAATACATTTACATTAAACACGATGGCAGCTTGCACGATGGTTTTGAAATTGTATCTCACCCGGCCAAATTGCAAGTTCACTTGGAAGAAATACCATGGAGGAAAGCATTCCAATTTCTAAGGGAAAACGGTTATAGAAGTGACAAAACTTCGACTTGTGGATTGCACATCCACATAAACCGATTGAATCTTGGTAAGACCTATAGAAGAATCGTTGAAGTGGAATCAAGAATCCTGTTTTTCTTTGAACATTTTTGGGAAAACATCGTGAAGTTTTCGAGAAAATCACAATACCAAATATCACGATGGAGCGATCGCTATGATACGTATGATTACGATCAAGCTTTAATGATGAACGGGGAATCACGTTACTATTCAATAAACTTCCAGAACAAAAACACCATTGAATTTAGAGTATTCAAAGGAACTTTGGATCATCTAGTTCTTGAAGCTACACTCAGATTCGTAAACAATCTAGTCAAATATTGCAAAAGATATGGGATTCGCTCCATACAAAAACGTGGGTGGAACGGATTTATGGATTACATCATGGATCAAGGGATAGACGAAAACCGAGTATTGATTAACTATATGATCGAACGTGATATCTGGTAAACCAAACATAACAACAACAATCTAGGGGAGCAATTCGCTCCCCTTTCTTATTCACCCTTCCACTTACCAAAGAAAAACTTCCAAAGGGAAAACTTCCACTCGACTATTCCCGGATTGCATGGATGCTTATTTGCTGAGCTATAGACCTAGACTACGCCTTACTTTCCCGGATTTTTGATAGTGATTATCATTTACGTGATTATAATCACCTTTTCACGTCCTTTTTTCGTTCCCTGTCTTGCCTGCAAAGCTAGATGTATCAACGTCCGCCGAGCTGTCAAACAATTATCTAAGGTTTTTGAGAACGATTATCAAATTACCCAATTGGAATATTTAAGGAGTTTTAGATACTTAGACGGCCTGCAAATTTTTTTTGCACCTCATTTTCCCTTAAAAATCCCTTGCTTATAGGGGTTTTCAATAAAATTCGATGTTCTCTCTCTCGTCCTTCTTCGATCCCCAATATAATCGAATACTTAGACTTATCTACCACTTGGTAAAGTGACAAAACGATGTTCCTTGGTGGTTGACAACCAAAAAGCTAAGTTGTTGTTTTCGTTAACGTTTTAGAGCAAGCATGTTGGCAGTGTCTTGCATGCAATCCTAGTATTCCCAAGGACGTCTTGCGCATGTCAAGAAAAAGGCAATGTAAAAAATCATCTCTATATATAAACCTACCACTTGGTAGGTAAAACCCCTTGCTCTAGTGCTTATCAAATAAGGGATTTTCCCTTTCTTTGCAAAAAGGAAAGGTCAAATTGAAGGACGAGCGAAGGACGAATAGGCCTACAGGGGCAAGACGAGGCCTACGAGCGATCAATTAAGCTTTCTCTCTTAGTCTAGCAAGCATCTTATACTTTCCCTTGGGCATCGCATGCTTTCCTAGGCATGTTTTATGCCTCCCGGAGCATCTCTTATGCCTCCCGAGGTATGCCTTATGCTTTCATGGGCATATTTCCCTTGGCCGGCATCTTACCTTGGTAATGGGTATATGGGGCATGTTGCCGAGGCCTCGCCGAGGTATCCCGGAGTATTGCCGAGGCCTCCCGGGGTATCTTATACCCCTTACCCGGGTATTCCTGGGCATCCTAGGGGCAGTTTATACCCCTTTTTGGGGTATTTCCTGGGTATCTCCCGGGTATCTCCTGGGGCAAATTAGGGGCATCTTTCCCTTGGGGCATTAGTCGTAGTCGGGGCATTTTCCCCTTGGACTAAAAATTTTTCGTTCCCCTACAAAAAGTATTGACAAAAAATTTGCGTTGTGCTATATACTAGACGTCCTGTTAGGGACAAGGAAAACCAAAAGGAGGACTGGTTATGGCTAAGACTAGGGTTGTTTTGATTGAGAGACAAGCCGAAGGTAAGGTATTCTATCTCTGGAAGGTGGGGCAAGAAGAACATGATCGTCCAACCTTCCACATCTGGGTAAACCCTAAGCTTGTCGGGAAGGACGGGGAAGATGCTTTTATCGAGCTCCCGCTTAGCGGTGTTGAGCTTCAGAGGGGCAAGAAGAATCTCATTCTCAAGCCGGGGAATAGAAATTTGTTTAACGTTTTTGTTAGATGTGGTTATCGTGGTGATTCTCGCATTACCATTCTTTCCCCTGGCGAAGTTTATTACTACTACATTTTCAGTTCCCCACGTGGCAATCTGGGCATTAGCCAAGGCGCACTAGTTCTGACGAGTGAAGACTTTGTCAAATTCTCCTGGACGAGAACCGGGCGCCTCTATGGCAACATTCCAGAAGGTATCTCAGTTATCCGCTTGGATGGCACAGAGGAACAGGTTGAAGAAGATGCTCTCGCTAGCCTAGACTAGCCCAACGAGGGCAGGGGACATCCCCTGCCCCTTTTTGCCCCGCCCGAGGGGATCGAGTTTGCCTCTTTGACAACGTAGCATGGACTCTCGTTGCTGAGAGCGAGCGGCAGCGTATGGGAACGAGCGGCAGCGCGAGCGGCAGTGGCAGGTTCCAGCGGCAGAGCAACCGAAAAATTTTTTATCGAAACACAAAAATTTCCCTTGACAAATTAACCGAGTTGTGTTATATAGGAAGTGTAAACAGAAGGGAACGATAACCAACAACCAAAACCAAAAACCAAAAGGAGGGTAACATGATCAAGGAAGTTGAGCAGTTTGAATGGAATGGACGCCCGCAAAATAACCACATTGTGATTTCTACATCGGACGGCAATCACTATCTTGTCTCCTATGGCAAGGTAGTGGCATCCAAGGGTGTGGACGGTGTGCGTCTATCTAGTCGTTACTGGGATTATTCCAGGACTACCACGAAGTTTGTAGTCCGATTTCTCGGCTGTGAAAACGCAAGAGAGGTTAAGGCCAACATTCGGTCTGGCCGATATCAAGTCGTTCCAGAACTTATCATACCATAAGGAGGGTGTGCCATGAAACAGAAAATGATTTTGAGGAAGATCGGGGCATTGTATCAGCTAAAGGTGGGGTATAAACCCAATTATATTATATGGGTATCCCCAAAATTGATAACCAAGACCGGGGACGGGTGTTTTCTCGAACTCCCCGCTGTGAACGTTGAGCTCTCCCAGGGGAAGAGCGATCTTATCCTGCGACCTGGCACTATGAACTTGTTCAATGTGCGGGTGGTGAGAGCTCTATACGGGGCTTGGGATGAAGCTGACATTGAGATTGATACCGGTGGCAAGGTGTATTTCTACCAGGACAACCCCGGCTATCAATCCGCACTCGTTCTGACGGAAGCGACCGATGTTGAATACCGATGGAAAACGGTGCGGTCGTGGACTTTCAAGGGGCAGATTATTGAAAGGGGCTTCGGAGTCATTCGCCTGGATGGCACTATAGAAGAGGCCATGGGCGAAAAGGAAGATGCCCTCGCATCTCTAGATTGACAAAAGTATGAAAGGAGGGTTAATCATGAAAGAAAAATTGGATGTTAAGAAATACGTATATTCTAACGAAAAAGTCTTGTTCCAAGTCAGGATCGGGCGCAGACCGACCTTTATTATATGGGTCTCGCCTAAACTGGTAACTCATACAGAAGACAGGTATTTTTTGGAGCTACCGGCTAAAAACGTTAGAATCGTCCGGGGCAGAAAGGATCTAATACTCCTTCCCGGCGATAAGAACTTGTTCAACGTCTATACCCGCTGTGCCGTAGCTAGTTGGCTAGGCTGGCACGAGTCTAGCGTTACAGTTGACACATGTCCCTGTGAGATTCTCACTTACGAACCGGATGATAACCATCGTGCCGCCCTCGTCCTCACTGACAGTCCCTTTGTAGAATACCGCTGGAAGAGAGCAAGGGGGCAAGCTATAGACGGGAATCTTGAGGTCGAAGAAGGGTTTGGTGTCGTCCAGGTGGACGGCATCGTGGTTGAGATCGAAGGTGAGAAGGAAGACGCCTTCGCATCACTAGACTAACATGACATAAAAAGGAGGGACAAACATGAAGAAAAGCATGGAAGAGAGATTTGGGTTCGTCGACCTTGGGGACGTTAGGGTTTACAACACGACCCCGCATCCGATCAAGATCGTAAACAAAAACATGGAGGTTATCCTTGAGATCCCCAAGGCAGCTGACCCGCTCAGAATGATCGAGGATAACGTTTTCTGCGGAATCATTGGCGAATACCCGTTGTTCAGAAAAGGCTTCATCGCACCGGATCTCCCTGTCCAAGAGGAAAATGTGTTCTATGTGGTATCGCTCCCCGTTGCACAGTTATTCCAGCGACGTGACTTTCTCGTTCCGCACGACCTCGTCAGGGATCCCGAAGGCAACGTCATCGGATGTAAGGGCTTCGCCTATATAGACTAATCGCAAACACGGGAGCCCGCCCGGGCTCCCTACAAAACCAAAGGGAGGGTTGAACATGAAGGACTATCAATTAAAAAGTGTGAGTATCAATAATTTCTTTACTATCAGCAACCTTTCCATTACTCCCGAGGGTAAGCATGTCCGCATAGCTGGCCGGACGGGGGCAGGTAAGACCACCGTTGTTGGTGCTATCCTGTATGTTTTCTCTGGCCAAGATGCTAAAGGGCATAAGCGGATCCCTGGTGCTACAGTTCGCTTTACCCTAATGGGATCCGAGTTGCCACAGCTTCCAGTGCATCCCGCCTTGATTTATCCGCAGTTGCACGAGGGGCATCCATCCCTTCTGGTGAAGGAGATACTGTATCCTGAGCTCTGCCGGCTGGAATCAGAGCACCGTAAGATCAAAAACAGATTGAAATTCTTACATGACATGTCAGACTATCTGCACTCGTGCGAGGTGGTTCCACCTATGCGCATCACTAATGAAGTTATCGAGCTCATGCGCCGATACGATGATCTCTCTGTTGATATAAGCCACCAGAGGCAGGCCATGAATGAGGATCCCCTTTTCGTAAAGTGGGACTCCGTGAGCGAGTTCCACTACAAGTCTTATGCCGAGAAAGTAGAGATGCTGTTTGATTGTGTGGCTGATATAGAAGAGCGCCTAGGGATCAGGTTCTTTAAACTGGTGGACGACGGAGAGAGGCTGAGCCCCTCATTCATTGAAAGTGCCAAGCAAAAATGGCAAGTAGTATATACCTGGAAAGAGTATGACAAAGAACTAACAGTAACAGTGGAGGACAGACATGAGCAACAACATTGCGAAACTGAACCAGTTGTTGGCAACGCCGAGTGTAAAACAAAAGTTCGTAGACGCACTCGGTAAGGAAGCGGGTTCGTTCCTGGCCTCGTTGGTGGAGGCCTACTCCAACACGGGGCTTAGGGACTGCGATCCCGGGGACGTCTTAAGGGAAGCATTGAAGGCGGCGGCTCTTAAGCTACCGATAGTCTCTGCGCTTGGCTACGCATACTTAGTGCCCTATAAGCGGGGCAGTCGGACGATCCCGCAGTTTCAGCTTGGCTATCGGGGCTTGATTCAGCTTGCTCTCAGATCCGGGCAGTATAAGCGCATCGCTGTTACCGAGGTCTATGAGGGCGAGCGGATAGCCAAGCGAATCACTGGCGAGATAGAGAAACAAGGCGAACCCCTTAGTGATCAGATTGTTGGTCTTATTGGCTATTTCCAGTTAGTCAGTGGCTTTGAGTGCTGGGATTCCATAACCAAGGAAGAAGCGGAGCAGCATGGCAAGAGGTTTTCCAAGTCCTATGACAACCCCTCTTCCCCGTGGAAGACGGACTTCTGGGCAATGGCCAAAAAGACCCTGCTCAAGCGCATGCTCTCGAAGTATGGGATTATCTCTGTCGAATTCGTCCAGGCGCTCGCACAGGACAAGGAGCCCGAGCAGGTAGAAGAACAGGGCGAAGTTGAATTTGTAGATGTAGATTATTCTGAAATAGAGGAGGGCAAAAATGAAAGTCGAGAAGATTAAAAGTTATGTTGAGCTGTTAGAGGAAGCATTCGGAGATCAGGAGATTGTATCCTTAGAGATGAACGAATTTGTGGCCAAGGTAGAGGTCACCTGGGATACCTTTGTAGATCGCTTAAAGATTGGTGATAGATCAGAGTGCTATGGCAAGTTTGATAAGCAGAACAACCAGCTGGTTTTATCGTTCAGGTGCGATGATGGCATTGTTCTGGTGACGAGAAAGTCGGTTTGATAGATAGACCCCTCCCGCCTTGGGAGGGGAACAACCAACAAGGAGGGTTTAACATGATGAAATTCAACACAAAAGAGCTCGTCGAGGCATTGGCAATCATGAACAAGATGCCCGAGGGAAACTTCTATCGATCTGGATTTATATTTCTAAGATCTAGAGGGGGGATAACCAAGCTGTTTGCAATGAATGGGCACACGGAGGTTGTTTCAGAATTCTACACAGGCGACATCGATTGTGATGTGGCTGTTGAAAGGAAGAGCCTGTTGAATGCTGTCAGAGAAACAGGGAAGAAAAACCACACCATAGCACTAGAGATAGACAAGGACAATATGACTATGAAGGTTGGTAACTTTGTATTGAAGCTTATCGATTCTTCGGACATGGCCTACCATGTGCATAGCGATATTCAGGTATGGCAGTTTCCTGTAGAAGAGCTATCGAATGCATTCAGTCATACTGCCCATGCTGCAGGGCGTGAGCACGCCATGAATCCTAGCGTCATACACATAGTGAACGGGAAAACACTCTATGCTTCTGATAGTTTCAGGCTGGCGGTATACGACATGAAAGAACCTCTCGGCATCACGGAGAGATTGTGCATTCACAGTTCTTCTGCCAAGTTTGTCGCCGATGCTGTCAGCATAGCGAAGGCGAAGGTGGGGAATATCGGCATCTCATATGATATGCTGGTAATAGAGATAGGGAGGCACACGATCGGGGTATGGCTGAAGGATTACATTCTCCCGGAATACGAACTAGTGCTGGCGAAGGAACACAAGACTGTGGTTTATGTGAACGCTTGGGATATGATCGATGCATTGAAGCAGATTAGAAAGATTAGCAAGGCAAATTATGTCCACATGGAAGTGGATCCAGACAACCCCAACAGCATACGTCTATTCTCTCAGGATGTCGATGGAACCATCACCTCATTGATCGACATCCCAGCGACGTTTGATGACAGAGAAAACGAGAAGGTCAATAAGATATTCAACATACAATATCTGCTGGATGCCCTAAAACCTGTGGAGAGAGACATAGTCAGTTTATCCGATCCTGGAGCCGATAACAACTGGATCGACATATATTGTTATCGCTACCGGGTTATGATAATGGGTGCTGAGCTAATGTAGAAACAAAAACCCCTCCCAAATGGGAGGGGAAACCAACCAAAAGGAGGGTTGTGGGTGGTTTTGTTTAAAGTTAATATAACACAGAGCAGGGAGGAGGTCAACATGTTTCAGCAGGACATGGTGCTCTTTACCAAAAAAGAATATGTCCACGAGTTAGCGGACGTTGTGAAGGTAGTTAAGGATAAATCTGACACGAGACATATCCCTATTTATCGTGGAAGATCCAGCTTAATCACAGACGAGAGGTGGCTTCGGAGATGGCTGGATGAGCATTCCTTTGGTATCGAGGATGTGTTTGAGCGGTGGGAACCCTTCCCTGGAGAAGGCAGTGTGGAGGAGTTGAACAGCATGGAAGAGCTGTTTAACCTGGCTGGGGACAGGGTAGTGTTAGATGTTAAGCCCCAGTTTCAGAGCAAATTCGGGGGCAAACAAATAGTCCTATCGAGGGGAGGTGGGAAGCAGGAGCAGGATGGCAAGATAAGAGTAGTGTATCCGGGGGAACTGGCGTTGATTCTTAAGAGTAATGGTGTCAGATTTAGAGATGTGTTTACAAGATGGAGGGTGCAGAGATGACAGAATCGAGAGTAGAAGACGACAGACCGAAAAGACTAGAGAAGGGAAGCGTTATCAGGTGGGGAGCATTGTCGTCAGTCGATCCGTATATCTTTGAGATCAAGGTTGAAGAGGATATCACCATCATTCTCATCGATACCTTTGCTGAATGTGTGCTCATTGTTCAGAATCCCTGGCATGCTCACCTGTTTGTCGAACGCTTTAGTGATGTGCCACAACTGCTCGGCTACCTGGAGACATGCTGTTCAGACAGTGGGAAATATGTTCTCAAAGACCCTGAGAATAATTGTGGTGCATATGTCGACAGATTGGGTCTGATAGATGTTCTGGTTAGGTGTATGGCAATGATCCCACATTATGCTAAACCATTTACCAAGGAGGAGGAGTAACATGAGATTAGACGTATTGAAGCATAGGATCATGGATCATGTTTGCAATGTAGCTATGCATGTTTGTATTGAGAGAGGTTACCTTGCGGAGGGGCTCTACTTAGCACAGGAGTTGAAGGATCGTTGGGACGAGATCTTTGACTCGGCAATGGGAAAGATCCCAAGGGAGGAAGGAAATGATCAGGGAAAGTGAGCTTCTGGAACGCCTCTGCTTAGAAGTAATTAAGTTCTACATTAAGCACGACGACTTCGTAACTGCTAACTACGTAAGTAAGGCTCTTGTCAGCGAGTGGCAATCTGTTCTGAATCTGGCGAGGGTTATGCAGGAGGTAGAAGCAGAGCGGGAATTGACAAGCAGGCTCGGGCTGGAGCGTATTTATGAACTCAAGCGAGATCAGGGTATATAGTTCCAGCTCTGATAAAGGATCCTCGTGCGAGATCTGGGGAGTGCTCCTGGATGCGGGGGCTCTCCCCCAAACCAGCCTGTTCGGGAGGACTTGCTTGGTGTCGCATATGCACGGGGATCATGTCAGGAAGGCGAGAGAGTTTGAGTATCGTGGCTGTAGGGTGCTGTATCCGAACAGGGACTTTAGCCATAAGAGTGTAGTAAGAGTAGGGGATGTTCTGGTAAAGACTGTGCTTCTGATGCACGATGTCGATTGCTACGGCTTCCTTCTTCGCAGGGGCTCAGAATATGCTCTCTACGCTGTGGACACATACGACATCCCCTACCAATTCCCTAAACTCAGATGGCTCCTGTTCGGGATCGATTACGATGAACATACACTCTGGAACAGTGCTCTGAATCACGAGCTCCCGCTTAGCCTGGCGGAGCGTATATCGAACTCGCACATGTCGTTAGAGAGAGCGAGGCGCTTCCTGGCTAGGCAGGAATACGAGACCTTAGTAATTATGCACTATGGGCAGTGGCTCAACTTAGAATTAGCAAAGAAGACAGGAGGGTTGTTATGGACGGAGTTAGAATAAAAGAAGATTTTCAGAAATTCTTGGCTGAGCATCCGGAAGCTGTAATTAGTAAGAACGGGCTCAAGTTGTTTGTCTCGGGCGAGCTGTCTACGTTCTGTTTCAAATATGATTACCCGCTGGATTACGCACGAAAGACTTTGAAGAAATTGGGGATGTTGTCGAATATATCATTCCTCACATGGGATCCCGAAAAACAAAGCAACATATCCTGTTACATCTTGGGTGGAGATGCCAATTTCTCTGTTGATGAGCTCGTAGAAGAAGCCAGGCAGATCATAGAACGAGAGCGTAAGATAATCTGGAAGAAGTGCCTCTGGCTCAGCAAAGAACATCTTCTCCCTCTCTGTGAGAAATACAGGATTACATACTACCGCCTGCTTAGGATACTTAGGGAACATGGGCTAATTGCTAGAACGAAGGTGATATACGACCGGGAGATTACCGGGCTTACAAGTGCGGTGGAGATTTTGCAGAGCGACTGGGAGAAGGAAGTTGTGGAGAAGGCTAAAAGGATGATAGAGCAGCAAGCAATCTCGGGGGAGTTCATTACTCAAGAGGCTCTGATGTATCTTGCCAAGGATATGGGAGTAAGATATAAAGGCTTTGTCAACCTTATGAGGAAGAACGGGATTATTGGAGATCGTATGGGAGTCTTTAGAATAACAGGGAGGGTTTAAGATGGGGGCAAGAAAGAAGGTAATAAAGGCAAGAGTGAGAAGACCTGTCAGATATAATCTGTTCCTTGCAAGGCAGGATAAAGGACTTTCTAGTAGGGACATGGCTAAGATCCTCGGGATCTCCCACGAGACTTATCTCAACATTGAATATGGATGGACAAGGAAAATAGACTGGCGGGTAGCTCAAAAGCTGGTTGAGTTATTTGGGGTGAACATGGAGGAGCTCTTTGCGGGTAAAGAATTCTCTATATGCGAAAACAAAGGACTATTTAAAAAACCTGGGTTATCCCCTGGTAGAGAAGACGGAAACATGGAACTCGTTTGCATACAAACATAACGACTTATTTGGATTTGTAGACTTCCTGGCAGTGTCCCCAGAGCATGGAACACTCGCCGTCCAGGTTACAACCTCTTCCAATAGAGCTGCCAGGAAGAGAAAAATCTTAGAACAGAGAGAAACACTGGAGGTATTACTCCAGGCAGGATGGCGGATTGCTGTCCTGTCCTGGAAAAAGAAGGGACGCTCGTGGATTCCAGATCTACTGGAGATAGACCATGAGATGTTATCTAAATGAGGTTATGACGTTTTTAGATATTGCATTCGACGAGCTGCTAGAAGACGAATATATCCTGTTACAATATGCCCCGAATGGGGATAAAACCTTCACCGGTCGTCTTGCCGGCAAGAAAGAGCAGATTCTCGACTTCATATCCCAGCATCAGAACTACGCCTACGGGATCCACCTCTCGACAAGGAAGGTAAGCAACCTGGAACAGTTCAATGAAAAACCTAATATGTCTTTGACCTCGCCCTACCGGTTGCACTTTATAGGTATCGATCTTGATCTGAGAAAGACATGGCCACAGGAAAACTTCCCAGAGTTTGAGGTGTTCGAGAGGAGTGTTCTTAATTCCTTGGTGGGATACCTAGGCAAGATGGGATTCAAACTCAACATGCTTGGATACACAAGCGAGCATGAAGGTAGGAGGAACTGGCTGGGAATCATATCCATTGTTCCCAAATCTTGGGAATACGATCCTCTCTCGATCTTGCTTGGCTGGAACGATCTTGCTTATGTAGACCGAGGGATCACATCCTTAAAAGCTGTTAGACTACTTGGCACAAGGAATGGAGAGTCGGAATCTAGGCTCCTGAGATCCAGAAGAACCCCAAGACAGAGGATCCCTTTAGTAAAGCGAGAGTCAAACAAGAACATATCCTATTCCGACTTCCCTGCCGAGGGGGCGCTTGATAGAATCCTGGCGAAATACGGATACAGGGCTCAGAGGACAAGAAAAGGATACATGATCAGATGTCCGTTTCACAACGATAAGAATCCATCCATGCTGATATTTGAGGACGGACGTGGGGCGTATTGTTTCGGTTGCAATAGATACTATCCTATTTCAAGAGAAGGAGAATTTATAACAGAATAAAGGGGGAATAACCATGTATCAGGAGGATCTTAGGCAGATATTGATTGAGAGATTTAAAGACGTTCCTAAGACCGTAGTGACTCATCTCGGCATAACTGAAACGTTTAGGGACTTGGCTGAAGGGGCTAGAAAGGGGGCTCTTAATTTTGAGAAGCTAGTCCTGGACGGTGTATGGTTTGGATATGTTACCAAGGAAAGGCGTGCTTCCAAAGCGAGAGATAAGTTCCTTGCGTATCCTGTCGGGAGGGTGAGAGTCGGTGATGAGGAGTTTATGTATATCTTTCACACGTTGGGATTCAAATTCCCTGGCGATGCGAAGAGAGGAGTTGTAGTCGGGGAGATTATAGATATCTCAGATGCTGAGGTGTTTGAGAATCCCACGCCAGTGTTCTGCATAGATCCGTCAGATCGTAAATATTATGGGATTACATTCCAAAGCCTTACCAGGGAAGAACTGGAGTTTGTTAAGAGAAACACCAAGAAGATCACACTGAGCCAGAACCTGAAAGGCATAACAGCACTGAGAATGTTCCTAACAGGAGAGATTCTTGCTGTAGACGGTAAGGACAAGTTTGCCTTCGCAGTGGATTCTAAGGGTCATTTCCTCGACCACATCAATACAAGAGTCCTGCTCTCGAAACTTATAAATGATTCCGGGAAAGCTGACAAATACAAGATCCCGGCAGAAGTGCTCCGTATGGTTGAGTCTTATGAAGATAGTGATGCATTCCAGTATTACAAAGATAATTACCCTGGAATCGTTCTGTCTCCAGATGAGATAGCTCTATTAGTAGATAGTGCGGAGGCCATACACATTGAATCTATTAGATATAGACTTACCGGAAACGGAATAATGTTGATCCTGAAAGAGCAGGGTGTCACAGAAGAAATACCCCTAAGGAAGTTTGTTGCTCCGGAGGGTTACAAGTTGTTAGGAAGCATTCCTGGGATGGAGCAATTCACAGATTCGTATTATGCCAGAAGCAAGAAGATAAAGCTCACCACAGTCTGGCGCATCTTCGCCCGATATCTCTTACATAAGGCAGATATTGATACCAGAGACATAGAACAGAAAGCGCAGGAAGAGATCGTTGGGACTATCAAGAACATTGTAACGAATGCTCTCAGAGTTCCATCTTTGAAACATCTGCAGTCTGCACTGAGGGATCAGGCGGAGTTCAGAATATTCCACACGGTGCATAAGTATGTAGAGAACGATAAGGCCTATGTTCCCAAGGTAGAACTGCTAAGACACATAAGAGACAACATCGAAGTGTATCCTGGCGACTACCACACGTTCTCCAGGATCCTTGCGGAGATCACAGAGTCATATCGTTATGGAAGTATGGAGTGCTTTGTATTCGAGCTAACACAGGAAGAGATACAGCAAAATGAGAAGATTGAAACTAGGGAGATATTGAAAGATTTTCTCAATAATTCTGTGGATGACATCCTTACTGAAGTCCCACCAGAGATGTTAAACGAAGCCAGACTGCTCGGTATTGTGTTTGTAACCAGGGACGGCAAAGCAAAGATAAGACTATCCGAAGATAATGCATCAGATAGTATCATGGCCGATATTCTCGGAAGACTGGAAAGAAGGGCTGCTGTGTGCTTGCAATGCGGGAGTGAGGAAATCGCAAGGAAACTGGCCACCGTGTTTGAGCCGTATGAGCCCAGAGTATCGGAAGACATGATCCTCTTTGGCGATACAGACTATGGCTACACCAAGTATTATGTGATGATACACGATGATTGCTTAGAGGTCAGAGAAGGAGACTAAGCATGGGCAGAGAACTGAAGGTAACAACGGTGTGGGGGCTCGCAGGGAGTGGAAAGACAACATGGTTGGCGAACACATTGGTTCAGCTCAAGGATAAATTCACAGCAGACAATACACTACTTCTGACGTTCTCCCGCATGGCAACAAGGATGCTGAATGAAAAGCTACAGCAACAGGAACATACTCTGCAGGTATCCACATTCCACAGCTACATTGCACAGCATTATAGAAGGGCTGGTTACGCCTATGCTCCCTTGCAGTTCAATCGTATTTCCGAGTGGTTTGAATCGAAGGGGTTCCCTAAAATCAAACTCAGGTATATGAGGGGAGGATTCTACCAGGAGACTGGGCACATCTACGATCATTTCAATAACTGTAGACTATCGCTCAAACAACCAGAGGCGTATTGGGAACAGAGTGGCGATTATGCTCATTATGGCATGTCACCACAGGAATTCAAGCGGTTATTCGAGGACTTTCGGGAATACATGTATAGTCTGGGAAAGTTCGATTACACGGAGACACTCATGCTGGGACTCAACCTGAGCATTGAAGTTCCCTACGTGGTGATAGACGAGGCAAACGACATCTGCCCTCTGGTCTGGAGGTTGGTTAGAAGATTCTGTTCTAGGAACATCCTTCTGGTTGGGGATCCGAACCAGAATATCTACACTTTTGCCAATACCAGCGACAAGTATCTTACGTCATACGAACCGATAAAACAGCTTGTCCCTAGCCATAGGTGTTGCAACGAGGTAGCAGAATACGCAAGCCAATATCAGGTCTGGGGAGAGAGAATCACCGGGAACGGAAAGCACGGGAAGGTTAGACATATCAGCTACTTCATGGAGGCGCTGGATCCAAACAAGGATACCCTTCTTCTGACATACAGAATCAGAACGGCCGAGCAGATGAGTAGCACATTGTGCAGAGAGGGTATCCCACACAAGTTATTCGACGATCTTCCCTTTAGCGCTAAGGTTAATTCTCTTGTCAGGTTCTGGATTGGGTTAGAGCAGGGTTGGCTCAGGATGCGAGACCTGAAGGTGTTGGAACATATTCCAGCTAAGTATGCAAAGAACAAAACTCGTCTACTAGAGATAGCAGACATCCTGGGAGACAAGATGGTATCAGACTTTCCGGAAGCAGATGTTGTGGTGAACGGGCTCAAACGTATGGGGATATACGGATTACTCAAGGTCATGAGACTGACTGAGGACGAGAGCGAGCTGGTTCTGGAATTGACTAAGAATCCGATCTGGTATGATCCCAAAGTGAATATTATGAACACACACAAAGCCAAAGGGGCGGAGGCGGATGTGGTGATTATGAAGCTAGATATCCCGACTAGGAGAGAGATGGACGAGAAGGAAAGAAACAAAATCGCTTATACAACAGCAACAAGAGCAAAGAATGAGCTGTATATTATCGAGTGAATCACTAGTAGAATCAATGGGTTATAATAGGTCTTTCTCTACGAGCCTGAAAATGGCCTCAGAATCGAAATTTGAAAAGGACGATGAAACATACGTGGTGGTCTAAAAGTTAACGTCCTGGATCAAATCTGGCGGGGGTGTGAGATGAATGAACTGATCGAGAGGAAGTTAAAGGATGGGATCTATGTGGATATCACTCCCTTGGTGGGGGCTGTCTGGCATTGGATACAGATTCACACAGAGAAGCCAGAAATCGACCCTATGGGGTGGTCAGAGCTATTGACCAAAGGAGAAGAATGTGATAAGCAAGAAACGACCACCTGATCCCTCGGTCGAGGTTAGGGTGGCATCGGCGTTCACTACCGGTCATTCCGAGGCATTACCCAGTTGCACCCCCTCGAGCGAGGGGGTTATTTATCTACTCCTCCGGGAGCTCAGAGCACTTAAAGATACCGAACCTCTTAGCAATGATCGGATATAAGTCCTCCGCATAACTGGGGTCGATGATGACCTTTGGTTGTGGAATCCTCTCATCTGGATAGTTAAACACCGCTTTCTCGAATCTCACGTTCTCCCTAACTATATCAAGCAGAACAAGAACAGCATCTAACCATTTATCTCTCCAGATCTGCCCTAGCTTCTCCTCGAGCTTATCCCGCATGGTGGCGTAGACCAAAAGCAATACCTTTTGATAGTCGTGATTCATGAAGACTGACAGAGCATATAGGAAGTGCAGGAGGGTATGTTCTGAACTACCTACTCTGATTCTGGAAAAGACTTTATCTCTAAATTCCGGACTTCTGTGGTAATCTAGGTCGTCTAACTTATATTGATTGTTCTTGATTCTTTCTATAGCTAGTAATGTTCTAGAATGCCCCATGGCTCTATGCTATCAGTCTAAGTGTCAGATCGCCTATCTTAATGACATTGGTTGCCTGCTGGTTAAGTCTAGTTTCTTCTGTTTCGTATTGGTCAGGGGCTGTCCTTCTCAGGAACTTGTCATAGCATTCCCAACACAGGGCAGCTGCAATAACTCTATCGTCATGCCATCCGCTCTGGGCTTCTATGACAGACCCGTCCTTCACGACCCTGGTCATCTCCTCGATCAATTCCTTAGACCTGAGAATGATTTTCCCTTCTGTAAGAGCACCACGGAACGCACCGAGTAGGGATATCTTGGTTTCGGCCGTAGTTTTCCAATGCCTCACAAAACTTTTCCTAAGAGCATCTTGCCTGCTGTAGAGATATTCCCTGGATTTTCTGATATTAGTGTTGAACACTTCTCTTAGCTCTTCCGGAAGGTTTTTAACTTCTGGAACCCAACCCTCCTTTTTGAGTTTATCTATCTCTGATAGGGTAGAGTGACCTACCCCGGTAACCTCTAGGATTACCATTGCGCTGTTGTAGATTGACGCCAGGAGGAGGACATATCTAGCCAGTGCCTGAGGATCTACCTGGTTATCTGCGAACTCTGCTACCTGCTCGATTCTATCCCTATAACACCTGAACACTTGTATGACAGCGTTATCGGATTCCATATTGGCTCCCATGGTTGGGTCTACACCGACGGCATACATTCCGCCTTGCTCTGGCTTCTCGAAGATGGTGAGGTTGGCTGCAGAAGAATCCTTCTCGATGATAAATTCTCCGTTGTAGTAGAGCCGATATTTTTCTGGTTTAGCTTCCTTCACATGATCTAGCTGAGTGTTAATGATGTTCGTATTGAAGAAGCGCATACCAGAGAGTTGGAAGGCCTGATACTCTGTGAATGGGAATTCCTGCAAGCAGAAGTTCTCATCGTTCATGTATTGTTCCGCTAGCTGCTTTCTCCACCAAGCAAGCTGAGCCATAGATATTTCCACACCATAGAGCTTTTTAACCTGCCTTATCCAGGCGGCCTCCTCTGAACTGGGAGAGTATGAATAAAACTTGTAAGCGGCCGGCTCCTCTTTGGGGTCAATCCTGTAATCTTCCTTTAGCCACCATCCTAGAAAGACCGCCCTCTGAACAGGGGATTTCTTAGCTGTCTCCCACATATCGTAGAAGTCGTTGTAACCATTCGCCGTAGATTCGTAGATGAACATTCGATATGGATGCGAACTAGAGAGAGATGCTCTCACAGCAAAGAGATCTTCCATGTTCTTGAAGTAAGCCACTTCGGATGCGTGTATGTAGTTGAAGCCTCGAGATCGGCCTACAGTTCCCTTCTTGTTCGATCTATCTGAGGTGTATAAGTAATGAATCTCCGAGAAGTTATCGAACCTGGTAAAATCCCTCGTGTTGGTCACCAGGTCTGCTCTTCTTTGCTTCGGAGGGATGTTCATATGATAGTCGCTTATGATCGATTTCCTGGCAAGGTTTGCGTTTATGTAATCGTTCATCATTATCGCCAGTCGGGCACCTCGCACAGTGTAGGCATAGAAGAGATCTAGACCGAGGAGAATTGTTGTGATACCCATCTGTCTACCTTTCAGGATTACGAACGTTCTGCATTCGTCGTTCTCTTTCACAGCCTCCCACATTCTGTAGATCAAGTATTTCTGACTACCATACCAGCTACCCTTGGAGAGGTGCATGAATCCCTTATCCTTCGAGATGATTATAATATGCCTAGAATACTTAAGAAAATTAGCAAAGACAGGATCTAGCTTTGCCATATCGAATACCCCTTCTGTATGCTTCTATAGAAAGCAGAACGTAGTCCCTAGCTAGATAACCATGCTTATCCACAAACCTGGCCATAGCCTTCCAGAACTGTTTATCGAAATCATCCTCTGGCACAACGAACCCCTTCTCTTTGAGATACTTAGAGATCTCCAGCATTAGTCGCTTGTCCCCCTGCAATTCAGTCCTAATCTGTTGTAAATACTCGAAGAGAAGTCTCTTGTCGAGATTCATAACTTCCTCACAATAAACTGTATGATCAGAGCAGCAATAAAGCTAAGAACAGCAATGGCCAGCTTCTTCTCTGATCTCTCAATAAGAATGCGCAACTCAGTTAATTGAGCTGATATCGAGCATACTTTCTCATTCAACTCAGAGAGTGTCTTCTCTAAATTCTGCATCTTGACCTCCAAGACCAACGTTCTCTCGTCTAACTCCATGCTCTTTCCTCCCAAACAACAGGGGTATGTATGATATAAACAAGAAGGTAAGAACATAAGGTAAGCACTGAATCTTCTCGAGCGATAGTATGAACAGCACAAAACCGAGAGCTGTTGAGATGAAGTAAGCAAAATAGCGCATATTAACCAGTATACCAAGCACAAGCTTAAGCATTTCCATCGTCTCCCTCCTAGAAATCCCTCAGTATCTTCTCGATGTCATCCTCTTCTTCCTCTTCTTCGTCCTTCCCTTCGGTGGTATCTGCCTCATCTTCCTCTGGAACCTCGGTTATAGATATGTCTTTCTTGAGATCCTCAAACTCGTCCTCTGTTCCCTCTTCCCGAAAGTCCTCCACCTCCCCCTTCGTAATTAGCTGCATCTTATATGCCAGAGCGATAGTCTGTCTGACTTCCTTCAGAAGAGCAAGAGTCTCCTGATTAGTCTCACCACTATCAACTCGACTTTCCACTTCGTCCATAAGTTTGGCAGACACGTTTTTAAGCTTATCAATAAGTTCGTTCCACATGTGCTCCTCCTATTTCTTGCTTTTCTTTCTCTTCTTCCAACCGCCGCCTTTCTTTCTAACATAGCCTGTGGTCTTAGAGCAAATGGCATATGCTTGATCTTTTGTGTATCCTTCCCTTCGGACTTTCTTTACACAGTCATCTAGCTTCTTAGGCATACTAGTCCTCCTTATATGCTTCTACTCTGCCTTGTCTCATTCTCTCTCTTAGAACCGCATCGACCACCCTTTTAACCTCTCGTAAGGCAACCGCCTTTATCCTCGGGCTCAGTCTAGATTCCCTTATTGACTGGATTGTCCTAGAAAGAGCAGTCCTTCTAATCTCCTCTAGCGCTTCTCTATCTCTATACTTAACTGCCGCATCTATTTGATCAGTGATGTAAAGCTCCTTCATCAGCTTCCTGACGATCCCGGCACCAATGCTCTCGTAGAAGTTATTCCTACTCTTGGACGGGATAAGATCCATCCTTCTGAGATCTGCTGATAATTCCATATACTCGTCGAAGAATCTGTCTATATCCTTCTGCACAAACTCGTTGTGCATGTTACGGACAACATAATCCTCGAAATCATCCATGATCCTGGCCTTGAACGATAATGCTTCCATGAACTGAGCGAAATCCATGAACCACCTGTCATTCGGGAGGGTAGCATAGTTCTTATATCTCAGACCAACAGCGCCTATCAGCCCGATAGGGACAATGGATTTTATCCCAGCTATGAGCCTCTCCGATAGCGGGAGGTCTCTATTGGATGTAAGCTCCCCTGTCAGTCTGGCTAAGGAGGACATCTTCGTTGTCAGATACTTCCCGAACTCTTTGCTCATCCCGCCAAACAAAAACATGAGCTTCTCCATCACCGTCATGTCATTCCTGGTAAGCACCTTCCCAACATTCTCCAGCAGAAAAGCACTTCCGAAGAACATTTCGAGTGGCTCGAGTTCTACGCTAGCAATATCTAGACTCAGGAGTTTTCTCCTGCCCGTCTTGTCAACGAGTGGGATGGTTATCCTGAATAGATCCCTCCAGTTCTTCAACGCTTCTATTGGATCCTCCGAAACTCTCTCAAATATGCTCTGTCCATTAACCGCTGAGTGAATAATGTTTGCTATATACAAGTGTAATCTGAGCATAGCAGGGTAGAAGTCTACAACTAGAGATGTCGCATCTTTAGCAGCCCACCTAGAGAAGTTTCGCCAGAGGGAAAGATACCAGTCAGGAGCGAATACTAAAAGTCTCAACCACATTTGTTTCTTCGGGGAAATGAAGAACCAGTCCTTAGCACCACCAAAGATATTGTTGATTTCCTCTATGTTTCTGACTGCCTCTTCCAATGAGAGTTCGCCTCTCTTGAACATATCTACATAGTGTTTCGCAATGAGGATCTTGTAATCCCGATACAGCAAGTCCCATGTCAGATGTTCGTCTAGATTGAACGTCGTCCATATCTTATCTGAATATCGTCCAATATATGGACTAGAACTAAGCTTATCATAGAGGCTCTGTAAGAACTTGCCCCTAAGCTCCTTGTCCATTTGAGACATGCCGACACTAAGAAATGGCGCTAAGTCTGATCTTTTAGCAAGCATCAGAAAGTCTATAACTTCATCATATGCACTAGCAACATCGTAGACGCTCTTGCCTTGAAAGACACTCCATAAAGCATTCCTTAGCGCTGTGGTTGTTACCTCCAAAGGAACATTCGCCGACACTGCAGACTTGGTTAAAGTAACCGCATGGAACAGAGAGAACTTGAGCACCATATGCTTGATCATGCTATTCACCCACGTAAGAGCATTACTTCCTTGTCTTGCCCAGGGAATATCAGGCCTCAGTCTCGCATAGGACATAAGATTATCGAGCATCTGCTTAAGGCCTCGGTGCATGTAAATCGTTTGCGTAGTCACGCCCCAGATGGGTGGGATCTTCTCCCAGTTCCATCGCTCTGTCTTCAGGAGGCCAAGCTTCTGGATCTTCGGTTCCGTATGGACACCCCATGTCCCGACTGCGCTATTTACAAATTTCTTGTATTCTCCTATCGCCAGCGGAAGCTGCCTTCCCGTTACCCAGGCTTTCACTAGGTCAGAACTCTGCTTGAACTCTGGATATAGTGCTTCAGGTGTTTTACTTCTCAACGCATGGCCAATATGTTCTGTTAGCGTTGCGACTTTCCTTCTCCTGAGAGCGTTTCGCCAGGAAGCAGCGTTTGCCCCTATATACTGGTCTATAGCTTCGGAGATATCAATAACATCCTCGGTTCTGAACCTAAGCGGGTAAAAGTTCTCCCTGGGCATATAGGTGAGAAACTGGACAAAGAGAGGATGATCCAACGACGGGTCTTTCTTTATATACTTCAGTAGACCCTTGGCGATGTTCTCTTCCGTCTCTCGTATCGTTGTTGCCGGTTCTATACCGACTCCCCTCAGCTTATCTATAAAAGCAAGTGATCGCCTGAATCCTCTCTTAATAGTAGTCTTCTTGAAGTTGAACGCCTCCTCTAACGCCTTTAACTCCTTGCTGGAGATGAGCTTGCTGTTCAGTGCTTTGTTGCCCATCTTGAAAAACGATACAAGAATATCGGACTCGAACGGGAACCCTATGTCTTTCCTGAATGCTTTCTCTGCCTCGACCGCAACATCTTTTACCTTTACCTTTGGGACAAGTATTTTCGCAATCTTTGTCCTTAGAATTTCCCTTACTTCTTCGTCTGATTTGGCTCTCTCGCCAATATACTTTGCCGCACCTTTGACTGCTGCTAGAAAGAATTTCTGCCGCTCCGGATTCTGAGACAGAACAAAAATGGAATACGAATCTAGTTCTCTGTTAGCCAAGAGGTTTCTGACTACATACTTAGCATCGGATGCCCTACCCGTAGCTGCTAATGCTCTGAGATATAGCTTATTGATTTCTTCGTATGCTTTCGGATCTATTTCTTCTTTTATCTTCCTAAAATCGCCTACCTTTTTGATTCTCTCTGGCAAGTCTAAAATGCTCTTAACGCTTTGCAGCCTTGTAATAAGGTCTTTGTGCGGAGATACAACGAGGTTGTAAACTTTGAGGGTATTCAGATATTCGTCCTTGTATCGAGCATGTATCCTTCTGAACTCTTTTACAAGATCTCTAGTTGCTATGGTATACCAATTATTGCTAAAGGCTTCGTATGCCTCATAACCATATCTCCCCAAAGGTTTATACACTTCGTTGTAAAACTTCTCCAAGAGATCACGAGGCATAAGCTCTAGAGCGGCAGCAACGGATGTTCTTCTGAGAGGATGGAACTTATCCTCGTAGTTGAGTATAAACTCTACTTCTCCGTCCTCGTAGAACCTCTTTAGATACCCCACATAATAATCTGTAAATTCCTTAGACGCAATAAACCTTGCAATTCTCTCTGACTGATTATTTAGAACCGCCTCTCCTGTTGCTTCCAGGGAAGGAAACCCACCAAGCAGTCGCCTCACACTCTTGGGGACATCATCAAAGAACACTTTATCAACCAGCTTACCTGCAAGATCCTTCACCTTGTTATACGTCTTAGTCTTACTCAAAATATCACCAACCAGGTGAAAAGACCCTCGTAGTCCATGGACAGGAAGTGTAACAGCGACAGCACTAAGACCACCACCAGCAATCTCCTTTGGCAAGTTTACATCTTCTCCCCCTATTTCTCGCATAGTTCCTGTAGCAGCACCACTAGCAATGCCGCCAGCAAGAGCACGCTTGAGAGACAACCTAAAAGCAGAAGCAGCACTCTGAACAGCTTTCTCTGCCATGACTCCAGGCTTGAGTCCGCCAGCAACTTCTACACCGATATCTGTTACCTTACCGACGGGCTCACTTAGCTCTCTTACCTTCGGGACTACATATCTCTTCTCCAGCCCACCAACCAGAATAGGAAGCGCTATACTCCCGACAGCTTCGAGACCAACAGGAGCAAGAGCAGCACCAGCAGGAGCAGCAAGAGCGGTAGCAGCGATAGCTCCACCACCCAACGCAACAGCTTTTACTGTATCGACAAAAGATGGAGTTATCTTCTCTGTAGCAAAATCCTTTATAAATAGAGCATCCATGTTACTTCCCTTGCTCTATAATCGTATATCTTGGATCCTCTAACATCCTATTGATAGCACTCCAAAGAGTCTTATCGCCCGTATTCTCCATAGCTTTTGTGGCCACCTCCTGTAATTGCTCCACAATCTTTTTAGCTTCCACATAGTTACCTCTAGCGACCTGCTCCTCTAGTTGTCTCTTCAGCTCCAAGAAGGACTTGTAGTATCCTACATCGACTTTCTTTTCCTTCTTTGCCACACTAGGAGCCTTGATACCATATACAGAACCGAGTAAGGTAGCCTGTCTTCTAAGCTCTTCCGCTTTCTTACTGTCGGTCTTTTCTACATCCTCCGCCTGTTTATACAATTGTTCTATCTCCTCCGCAGCTCTAGCCTTCACAGCAGTGTGTCTTTCCCAAGCATCTCCACCGCCTGTGGTGACCTTATTAGCTGCTACCATAGCATCATGCAACATCCTTGTATTGAACTTAAGCCACTCTAGCTTATTCTGCTCCAGCATCTTCAGATACGTCATTTTCTCTTGCTGGGATAGAGTCATGTCCTTCAATATGGCATCCCTATCATTTCTCAACTTCTCTAAAAGAATATCACCATGCAGCTTTGCCTTTTCTAGCTCAAGTTTAAATCGTTCTAACTGACGCTTGTATTCTTCCTCGTCCATCTCTCTCCATTGTTTCATCACATTTGGGAGAGCGCTAGTAAAGCCAAGAACAGCAGCCCCACCCATACCAACTGAAGCAAGACCTGTGATAGCAATCGCAAGATTCCTGAAAAGCTCGTTCTTCTTCCCCTCGTCTTTGATCTCATAGTTTATGAGCGGTTTATACACCTCCAATAGTTTATCGAACACCTTGCCAGACACATCGGCATATCGACTCATTGCATCAGCTAGCTTAGCGTCCGACTCTTCTGCCTTCTTTTTGTATTCCTCTGTGTTCCCTTTAAATAGCTCATTGATAGCACTAACTGTAGACTGTTCTATAACAGAGGGACTCTCTCCCCCGAGAACGGTTGCAAGCTTCTCATGTGTGCCAGATAAAGAAGACGTCTGAATCTGTGGCTTGGGAATCTTCCCTGTGACTACGCTCTTATTTCTGCTTACCTTCGGGGTAAGTCCTCCAGTCTCATCCATAATAGGAGTGTCCTTACCAACGAGCCTCTCTAGTCCCTCTAGTGCTTCCTTCTCTGGTGCTGAGAGTTTGTCCTGAGTGGCCATAGAGTAAGCTTCCACAAAGGATCCCATAGTATATGGTTTGCCACTATATCTGATTACTTCAAGCGCTCTCTTTATATTTTCCTCACTAAGCTTGGACATTAACTCCTGAACTTTGGCGCCTACGTCCATCTCCTGTTTCTGCGCCTGTTCTTTCGGGATCTTCCCTGTTACTCGCTGTCCAGATTTATCAGAAGCCTGTGTAGGCTGCCCGAACAATCCCTCTAAACCACCCCTCACAAAACGATCAATACCAGCTAGGGATTTCCCTATGATTTCCGCTACTGTTCCGCTAGTATCCTGTGCACCATGTCTGGGAATTTTCCCTGTTACTACCGTCTTCCAGTCATCAGACCTAGGAATTGCCCCTGTCACTACCGCATCTCCGATAATATCCTCTAAAGGCATAATAACCTCCTATGCTCCCCAAGCCGACTTCTGCCAGTCTTCCCAAGACTTGCTTAAACTAGAGAAACCACTAGATAACCCCTGCATAGCTCCAGATGTAGTTGCGGCTGTCGCCTGAGTCCCCATGAGATATCCTTGCGTGGCGGATCCATATGCCTGCAATTCTCTAGTCAGAGTATCAATATCTGCTTGTGCTAATCCCTGCTGGCTGAGAGCTGTCTTTAATTGCTGATTTAGAAGATCATAGTAAGTGTTCTGATACCATCTGTCTAACTCGGATTTTGCCTGCAGAGCCACAGAAGAATTTGCCAAACCTCTGGCACTTAGATTGGACATAGTCTGTTCGTATTTCTGTTTATATGCATCATCAAGCATCGTCTTATATTGTGGTAGAAGCTGCCCAGCTCGGTATTGCTCCAGAGCCTGAGCTATGTTCTGCCTTGCCTGTTCGGAAAGTCCACTAATGGAAGGAAGCTTAGCTTGGATTTGACTAAAAACCTCCCTTGGAATCTTTGGGCTAGGAGGTTTCGGGGCGTTTATAAGCCCATAAAGAGATGTCCCTATTGCTGTTAATCCTGCTACTGCTGTAATGATTGGTGCTACAGCTGCCATATCTTATCCTCCATACCATTTCTTAAATTGCTCTTCTATATCAAACCCTTGTATTCCTAGTTCGGCCATGGATCTATTGATACCCTCTTTCCATTCCTGCCACGACTTCTGTATATTGCTAAAATCGAGATGAGAACCAAATCTCCTAGATCCTTCTGTCGCAAGCTTGAAGGTCTGATAGGCCTCTGGGGAGCCGGCGGTAGAAGCAATCTCTTGCGCGACAGGAGCTGTCTTTTGCTGATACGACTGCATATTTTTCTGCAAAGAAGACTGAAAGAAATCCTTAAGATTGCTATAATCTCCGACCGCACCCGTAGTTTGTGTCCTCTCTCCATAAGTCAGAGCCTTCTGAAATGCAGGATTTACCTTCTCACTATATTGCCTCATCAGAGATCCCATCACTGTGGTATATAAATCAGATGTAACACCAGGCGTCGGACTAGAGGAGGAGACTCTCTGCATGAACTCTTGATATTCCTTCTGCCATTGTGGCACACTCGGCTTTCTCGCTCCCATTTCTTATCCTCCTTAGAACCCATTTTTCGGCTCTGCTGTCCCAATAGAGCAGGTGCGTGAACATTTCTTTTGCTAACTTAAGAAGGGACAGCACATCCTTTATATCTTTTATATCTCCCCAGAAATGATATACCAGTCCTACTTCGCCTTCAAGCTTTAAATCACCTAGATAGAAATCCTGCGTCTCAACTATCTTCTTTGCCGTCTCCAGATCTGTCCTGCAATAGACAACAAGAAAGTCTCTATGAGCGAAATAGAGACCGTTCTTGAGCATAGCATCAATTAGCTCGAAGATTATCTTGTTCTGTTCTAGATGATATAGATATCTGTTTTCCACTCTTTAACCTCCTAAACTGTTCCGCCAAACAATCATACTGCAACATAAAAAACCTCTGGATATCACCACCGACTAGAAATGAACAAGCCCTATAGACCACCAACATCTTATAGATATCTGGGATAATATCATCCTTCTCTTCCTCGTCACTCCCTTCCTCGAATCGCCTAAACCACGGTAGATAGACAACATCCAAAACGCCCTTGTAAGTCCCAGCTGGAAGTAAGATAATCTTACCAGCTTCCACCCGGTATCCGCACGGATATATCTCTTTATCAAACAAGCCTCTATGCACTTCTATCTGAATTCCTGGTGTATCCAGCAATCTGACTCTTACATCTGGGAATTGGTAAGATGTGAAGTAGACCCTCCTCGGGATTCCTACAAATCCATCTATACCCCATCCGTTCACTACGAAGGAGCAACCGTCGAACAGTTCCATATCACTTGTAACCCACAGCCTGGCAGAGTTGATAGCCTCTATTAACCTAACATCATCTATACCCAACTCCCGTGGGTCGATAAACATCTTAATATTCTTCAGATAGTCACCGAGCTTGATTGACATTGTATTCCTCCGACAGTTGTTGAAACACTGTATCTATATCCTGGTGCATTATATATTCTACCATCTTAAGTTGCTCAAAGGAACTAGCAGGTAAAATCTTTGGTATGAAGATAACAGGAACAGGAAGAGATGCTAGAACAGAATGTAACGTATCGTTCAAGAATTGATGAAATTGAAGATTGATCTGTATGAACTCCCTCTGATCTCTTGCCTCTCTCAAAATAAGCTCAAAGGGAAGGATTGTTGGAATATTCAGATTTAGAGAGCGAATGATCGCATTCGTAGCTTCGACAAAGCTAATGTGATCCTGCGTGGCATTCTCAATAAACTTAAGCTCATCATCCTCTATCTTGGCCCTAACCATGCTGGAGTCTGCCCATAGAAGTAATTGATTTCTCCCAGTAGGGTAAGCTTCATCTTGATAAAATGAACATACATAAATGTCTCAGAGTCTTCCGAGAATTCTAACCAGAGGTAGACGCCCTTCTTTAGTAGTGTGGGTTTATATCCTACTAGATCGGTATAGTATTGAACAAGTCTTTCTGTGACATACTCATCATCGAACCCGACCTTTACTGGACATGCTACGTTGGTCTTTATAAGCATCTCTCGTATGTATTTGTATCTCTTAATGCCAAGATCAAACGGACACAATCTGACCGTCATCGGATAATACGTAGTCTGGTTGAACATCACATGTAATGCTACCATTCCTGTCTGCCCTGGATACGGATATTCGACCAAAGAGCAATTCTCACTATTAGGATTCGTGAAGCTTCGTATTGCTCTAAACGGTAGCTGGAACCAAATATCATATTCTATACAATAACAGAGAGTAAGATCATCATACCTATAAGGAATGGCTAAGCAATTCTTGTCCTCAAACGAGAACGTCCCAGCCTTGAAATGATCTAACAAAGGGACTTGATCTGCAACGAGATTGTCTATTCGCTCAAGAGTGTTTGTCTTAAGTCTATATATTCCGGTCTTATCTACAAGGAAGATAAGATCCCGTATCACCATCAAGGTGGAGTTGGCAAACGGCATAGAGATACCCGTATCCAAGAGATAAAAACTAGAAGGAATGTTGGATGCTATACTAGAAGAGAGAATAAATAGATTACCGTCCGTGAACACATAGAGCATATCGTTGATGACATAAAGCCAACTTATCCAAGAAACTGTCGGATGGGTAATGAGTATATACCCTCCACCCTCGGTAGAGAGAAAGACATCTTTTGGTGGTGTTCCGGAAGTCCAGGCAAGACCACCAGTATCAGCAAATGTGGTAGATGTTGTCTCTACATATTGACTCTCTCCACCGCTTGTTGTTCCTCTCCAGATACGATATTTAATAGCACCAGACGGAGCATCCCAAGTCAAGACAACTGTCCCGTTCTCTACGAAATTAGCATTCACCCAGGTAAGGGTTCCATTGTCTACAAGGGATGTTCCTGTGACGTCCACATACTGATTTTCCTGCCCAGCAGATGTTCCTCTCCATACCCTATATCTAGATATACCCTCAACAGGAGACCAGGAGAGAGTTACTGTCTTGTTTGTGTTATCTGTCGTAGCAGATACTTCATTTGTGGCTCTATAAACATTATTTGCATCATCCAAGGAAGAGACACGATAATAATATGTTCCTGTCGTAAGGCTACCACCAGCAGAGGCCAGTATAGTTAGATTTGTAGGGGCGGCGTAAACTATAGCTTTGACTTCTACACTGAGTCCTGTCCACCCACCATCACCAGCACTGGCGGAGACCTTATAATAATAGGCTCCTGTCAGACTGCCTCCAGAAGCATAGTTTACCTTAGGATTTTGGGGAACTGTAGTATTAGTAGCAAAGTTTGTTTCGCTTACATCCTGAAAGTCTACCGAAGAAAAATAAAGTGTTTTACCGTTGGCTACAAACAGACGGCCTCGATATACACAGGCTCTGTTGCCATTTGCAGTGTTGTATGTCGAAAGAAGGGTTCCGTCACGCTTGAATCTATAGATCTTACTTGCAGTGGTAACAAAAAAGAGCAGGTCATCATATCCACCCGCCCACTGGGCATCTTCGTCCACCGTTACCTTGATTGACGTCTTGTTAACTGTATCTACAACTTCACAAGATTTACTATACCAGAGGTAAGCATACCTTCCGTCGTTGTTAAACCCATTCAGAGCACCAAAAGAAGAAGTGAAGAAGGCGGTGCTCTTAGGGACTTTCTTCCATCCGAGCTTGAGGTCTGGCATGGCCGCAAGCCTCTGGCACATCCCAGGCTTGGTTGTGGCATCTCCCACATTGGTTGCCAATCCCAAGATATGAAAATCTTGTTCAATGTTCTGAACAATCTCGTTCTGCTTCCTTCGCTTAGCCATGTCCTAGCCTCTCGCCCTGACACTTCTAAAGAGCTCCATTTTCCATTGGTTATTAAGAAATTCTGCCAGTGTATACTGCATGTCGTTCATAGCAAGCATGTAAGCCATACGAAGAGCAACACAATCCAACAACTCATCCGGTATGAGGTCTTCTTGATCATAGAGATTATACATCTGATTGAGTAGAGGCGTGTAAAGTATGTCGATATATTCGTTCTCCTGGTGATTCCAAGTAGATGGAACAATAGAAATTGTCTTCTCAACCTGGTCATATATATATCCAGCAGGTTCTACATCCTTCACGATATCATCGTAAGTAACTTGATCCAGCTTCTTAACATAATCCCTGTCTGGATTTACATAATACACACGCCATACCCTAGAGATATTCGCAAGAGGAGCATTCCCTAGAATATACCAAGTGGTATAAAGATTCCATATAGGACGATCAAACCACCTAGCATATTTGTTAACAGAAGAATGTGTGCTCTTCTTGAGACAAAAATTATCCGCCACATCCTGTCTGGCTTTGTTGAGGATTCTATACAGGAAGGGCGACTCATCATAAGCGACAGGATAAAAATCAAACAGCCTTCTAAAATAATCAGCTGCTGTCAGGCTCATGCTTTCTTGGTTCGCCTCTCTATGACCTTACCTGTCTCGAACTGCAGACTCTTTAAATAGTCAACAGTCACAATATTCACTTTATCTGCATCCGGATCGTCCCTAAGCTCTTGCATTACAGTAGGCTCAAACCTCAAGAACTCGAGCCTCTTTCTGCACACATCGTAATGATGATTGTCGGTAGCCCCATATCCCAGAAACTCTACACAGAGGGAATCTGGGACTACCGTATCTGCGTTCGGGTCTAGCTCATATATCTTCCCATCTGTCTTATCCAAGAGGATGAGCCTTCTGTCTTGGTTCTTAACGATCATATCCAGTCTCCCATGCTATAGGTTCATACTAGGAACACCCTTAACCACCAAATGTGCCTTCGGACGTTCAGACCACATTTGACCACCAATCAGAAATACAGACAACCAAGAGAGCTTAGCATTGATGTATTCAGGCTGCCACTCGGTCGTATAGAAACTAAACGGGCTTGCAAAGGAGAAGTGAATATTATTTAGGTTGAGATAAATGATATCGCCAACATAATTGCCACCACCAGCATCATATGGGCTAAGGTAAGGATCCGGAAAGACCGGAACACCACCAACAATAACACCCTTGACGGTATGTTCTCTTACTTCGGTAATCTCTGCTACATGCCCAACATTGTATCTCTCAAGCGGAGTAAAGGACTCGATAATCTTCTGGAATGTGGCATAGTCGGTAAATCCACAGGAAGGCAAACCAAACATGTTCCCAACATTTTTCATGTATTTGTTTACGCCTCTCTCGATACCCTGATAGACATTGGAAGCATTACCAAGGTCGGTAGCGTAGGAATACTGAGTTCCAATCCACCAAGTATAAGTTGTTCTATCTAACTCGCCAAACACACCAGAGATCCCGACCACATCGAGGATGCCGTAAAACTCTTTGTCGTTTGTTCTGGATCTAATAAGATCGTTCGTAAGCTTCGCAAATGTCTGAAGCCCGATGTCGCTTACCTTAATCGCCAGTTCATTTACAACCTTATTCGGGGAATCTGCTTGAGCGATCTCGAACTCATTCAGTCTGATTGTATTACCCATTACAGCAGGCTCAAAGATAGCATTTATTGTCTCTGCATTGAAATCGTTAATCGTAAAGTTACCACTGGTATCGAGATACTGTGGGCTAGGAGAGCTGAGATCAGGATAGACTGGCTGCACAATAAAAGCAGCTTGGAACGGTTTTTGATCCGCTCTCTCGAGAATAAGTCTTACCATTGGCGATATCTTGGGAAGATTCTGCGCTACCGCATAAGCAATAAAATTTCTCCTGGTTGTATCCAGAAAGCGTTTAAGCTGTGCAGAGTCTTGAAAAGCTCCACCAGTCAAAAACGGAATGTTTACTGTCGTTGCCATCTCTCCATATTACCTCCCTAACATTGATAATACATCCTCTACAAGTTTATCCTTCCCATCAATACCAGAATATCTCTTTACTACATCGTCATCTTGTCTGGCACGGATGGGAAGACTATTTCTTGATTTCTGGAGTCTCTCGCTCACATACAAGCGGACTGCCGTCTCGAAGTTAATGATCCCATTCTGTTTGGCAAAATCTAACACATCCTGAAAATCATCCTTGGATAAACCGTAACTCTCAAGGGTCTTGATAAATTGTTCTTCCCTCCGAGATTTCTCTTGCTCTTCCAATTTCTTCTTCAGACCGTTGATCTCCTCATCATACTGTTCTTTGACCCTCTTAACTTCCTTTTCATATGGAGGTTCCGGTAGGCTTATACCGAATTTGTCTAAGAGAGTCTTCAGATGTGGACGAAGATCAGGATCCTCATATGCGCTCCTGATAAACTCCTGCATTTCCTGCAGCTGCTGTTCTGGAGCCTTTGTATCTTCCATATCTTACTCCTATTTACCCTGAGCAACAGGTCTGTCTATCTTAAGGTTCTTTCTATACTTACTAAACAGCTTATCGTTTGGCTCACTGTTACGAGGATTGTATCCCCAATAATCGCCAGTAACATATCCACCATACTTTCCAGGGTTGATCTTTGCCGAACCTTTCCCTTTAGTAGCCATAATTATCCTCCTACATAATTGGTGCTCCACCACCAGCGGTAGGCGGTGGAGTCGGTGTTGGCGTAGCTCCTCCAGGTGGCATTCCACCCGCCCCAGGAGGCATACCAGCCTGAGCAGCTTGCGTAGCTTGTGCTGCCTTAGCTAATTTCTGGTCTGCATCTGGCACAACCTTGCTTAATTTCTTAAGACAATCTAGGCAGACCTGCCCTTTCTCAGAAGTGGAAGAGTAAATACCGAGAGCTTCTTCTAACCCTTTTATGCACATAGCTACTACTATGTCTGCATACTCTTCCATCCCGATCGGGCTCCCAGTTGCTCCCATCTGTGGTGCCATTTCTCCATTCATATTATCCTCCTGTTCTCTGGGGGAGAGAACTAACCACTAGAAGGACCGCTCGCTACTTGCGAGCTTTGCGTCGTGCTTTACGCCTAGTCCGTCTAGCCATCTATTATCTCCTTTTATTTCAACCATATAGTTAGTCCTCTCCCCCATACTCATAAATGCATATCATTTACAGAAAGTCAACACTTTATTTAACTAATCCCACCAATTTTCTGAATAATCTTTCCAATCGTATCATTAAGCTCCTGAATTCCCTTGGTCAGCAGTGCGATTAGATCCATATAATTCAAGCTCGCTTTGCCTTCCGTATCGATCGTTACAAGTTCTGGACAGACCTCAGACACATCCTGAGCAATAAAACCGAACCGATTGGTCTTCAGAGGATCATCCACATATACATACTTTACCGGTTTCAGACAAGAGATAACGTCTAGACAATCAGTATTCAGATAATCCGATAGCGGTTGAACGTCCGTTTTTAAATTTGCATCTGAACGTTGAGTTAGTGTATCATAGTAAATCCCAGTGCAAGTAAGATTGCAGATGCCGAGTCCACCAAACCACCCAGAAGGAAAGTCAGACTTGTAAACGCCATGCACAGGGTCTAGAATTGCCACAGAGAGCTGCCCCTCGTTTGTTGTAGAACAATAAGGAATTATGACCCTCTGTAAGAGATTACTTGCCGTAAGCTGCCAGACATTCACACTCTTAGTATATCCGTTAACATAAATTCCACCATACTGTGTGGTGTCAACAAAGAAATCTATTCCACTGTATGTATCACTAGTGCTGCTGGGAGCATGAATCTGAACACGTGGCCTATTTGTATTAGATGAACCTATGTAAACATAATCACTGACTACATGTAACTTGCAGGAGGGAGATGTCGTCCCAATACCAACATTGCCACTGGAATTTATATAGAAGTCACTTGATGTCCCTCTCGGACTCAACCACACATCCGCCCCACTTGCAAACTCAGCTACCTGTGTCCATGATATAGCATTACCAGCAGTTCCGGCAGAAGCACCATAGAACCCAAAATAACTACCACCCATCGAGAACCTATTAGCAGCCTCATTACTGACAATATATTTGTGCGCACCAGCAGAATAATCATAGTAAGCGTTCCAATACATATTCACTCTAGCAGAGCCATCAGTTACAGATAGCATAAAATCAGAATACGCACCTTCACCAACGATATTAACCCCATTAGATGGTGTTGTAGGATAGGGGACACCGTTATAACCAACATGGATACTCTCCACACCACTCACATGCAGACTCGCCCGAGGGGATGTAACACCAATCCCAACTTTACCAGATACAACATAGATCGGTGCAGCACTGAGCTTAACATTAGCCGTATCAAATTGAACAAGCTGTCCTGTCACAGCGTTAGTAGAATCCAGGTGGTAACCATCCAGATAGTCCGCACAGAGATTTGTCACTAACTGGTTGCTACTTACAACAAGAGGAGGTGCAGATGTAGTTGTAGAAGCAAACTGTTGAGCTGTAATACCACCTGAACAGGTTGTGTTCTGATCAGACCTCAGAAACTGACTAGGAAGGATCCCGCCCAGCTTATCAGCGTTCACAGCATTAGCAACCTTAATATCTACCCAAGAGGAAGACTGAGCTATCTTAAGCGTAGTTCCATCAAACCAGAACTGGCCGTCATACGATACCGTAGGAGCAGTTGATCCAACAGTTACCACATTACAGAGATAACTAAAATTTGCATCCAGCATACTGACGGGGAAACACTTAACCCCGTTTATTACCTGATACTGATTATTATTTATTACCTGCTGAAAATTGTATGGGACTTGCATCCCTCACTATACCCCCTCTAGAAAGTCTACTAACCGGCCAAAAGGAATCGTTGGTAAAAATGTTGCTTTCTTTTTGATCAAGCTTATATCTTCCGAGGTTAGATCGATCACGTCGTCATCGCTCATAATCTTCTTTAACAGCGTCCAGCACTTCATCTTCTGTTCAATCTCTTGAGAATCATCTCTAGCGAGAGAAGCCAGGATAGCATTCCGATAAGTAATCTCAGTGTTGTCACCAGCAAAGACCATAGGCTCACCATTGAGTCCAACCATAACCTTGTCCAGATCTTCCTTCTTGAACTTCATCTTACTCCTCCTCTGTTAGAAACACGTGGTTACCAATTTCTGTTGCTACCCTTAACTTGTTTGCCCAAGAGGGACGCTTGTTAGAGTAATACAGACTCTTGGTCATATAGTATCTAGCGCCCCCCACCTCATCCAAGAGCACCTTACCATTCAAGACATTATCTGCTGTCTCATAGAATGCAGAAGGAATATCACTCTCACCTCTCAACGCAGATTGCAAGATAGGGTAGTTGGGATCGTTCTTATTCCAGCAGGAGAACTGGTAAGGTCGCAGGCACTCGACAGCAGGATAGGTGTTATTGGCCAGGGCACGATTGCGGATAACTTGTGCCACAGCAATCTGACCTTCGTGGGGTTCGCCCCTAGCTTCCCCAAACACCGTTAATCCCGTAACTTTGATATCAATTGGTCTTATCACCATAAGCCTTCACCTTCTGTAGAGCCATCTCTACTGCTAAGTTAAGAACAGAAAGCCCGACATCTATTCCAGTATTCTTAGCGGCATCCCCAAGCTGCTTAACAGCCTCTGCTCTCTTTTGCTCAGAGGTAAGAGTATTATTCTGCATAAGACTTGTGACGATACCTACCGCCACAGGGAGAAGCTTTTCTAGATAGTCAACAACACCCCGCTCGAATAACGAAAGGATAAACCTCTCTAACCAGCTAAGCTTGGATAGAATCAACTGCTTAATGTTATCCATCCTGCTTTCCTCCTATAGGTCTCTTGGTTGTTAACCTTAATGCTAGATTGACCATAGCAAACAGCCCAAGCCCTATTGTCTGTATGTCCTGCTGAGATGTTACACCCCCTGCCTTATAGTCCACAGCTGCAGCAATAAGAGCGGCTATATTGAACCATACGGTCTTGCTGTGATACCAGCTCTTATTACTACCAATCTCATGCCCAATGTCAAACAATTCCTTAATTATTCGCCACATGGTCTGCAATCTCCTTTACTGCTTTAAACAACAATGCCAACATGTCCAAAATATTTATCGAGCATTTACCATCTTCTTCGCTTACTGTCACACCCATCGGGAACACATCTTTCACATAATTCGCTATAAATCCAACATGCTCTCTCTGATCTGCCTTGAATAAATACTTGTAAACATCTATACCCTTTATCAAGCTAAGTGCGGAGTCGGGAAATAGCTCGATGTTCTCTTTCATAGACAAATCGGACCCCTGATAAACAGTTCCTGCCACACTAAGATTATCATAAAGCAACACCGTCCTAGTTGTGCTGCCTGACCCAAATATGAAGAAATTCCCACTAGAATTAAGTCCTATTGTGCTGTCATGATCTGGATTCCCCCACGAGATCTTATTGCCATCTCCACTTGTCGGCATGAGAATGCAAGCGGAACTTGTGAAGTTGTTGTAACCGTTGCGGAAGTTTAACCCGTAAGTATCCGAAGACGTGGTCTGGATGTTTATGTGTTGGAATGTCGGAGTAGAGGGTAGGGAAATATTCCCAGATATTGTCCCACCTACAGTGAGATTACCTGACACAGTAAGGTTGTCATTGATTGTCACCAACCTGGGGCTGGTGGTGTCAGCAGGATTACTATATGACCCGATGATAATGAAATTCTTGTTAGTGTCAACCCCTATCCTACAATCTCCATCTGCTTTGTCCCCCCACAAGATCTGGTTGCCATACGTCCCCTTACTCGGCATGATTATGCACGCAGAACCTGTGAAATTGTTATAACCATTACGGAAGTTTAACCCATAGGTGTCTGAGGATGTAGTCTTAATGTCCACATGTTGAAATGTTGGAGCCGTTGGGAAGATTACGTTCCCAGAGATTGTCCCGCCTACAGTCAGATTACCTGCTACAATAAGATGATCACTGATCGACACTACTCTATTAGGACTCGCTCCTGAACCAACTATGAAGAATGTTCCATCGGTGCTAAGCCCTATCCTGCTATCACCAGCTGGGTCGAGCCCCCACAGAATTTGGTTACCATACGTCCCAGGGGGAGGCATATATATGCACGCAGAATTGGTAAAGTTGTTGACCCCATTACGAAAGTTTAATCCGTAAGTATCCGAAGATGTAGTCTTAATATCTATGTGCTGAAATGTTGGGGCAGATACAGATATCGTCCCACCTACAGTCAGATTGCCGTCAATATTAACGTCATCACTTAGAATCATCACCCTCCTTGTGCCCGTGCTGTTATAACGGCCGATAATCCTAAAATTACCATCAGAGTCTACACCTATCTTAGACTCCCCCTCACCCCAGCCTAACTTTGAAGGCTGCCACTGGATAGCAGAACCTTTAACACCAGTAGGCATCTTAATAGCAGCTTGATAAAAACCAGCTGGGTTGGATGTCAGATCTATACCGAAGTTAACCTCATTCGGATTGGATATCGTAACAGAATTTACAGTAATGTCTCCAGATACATTCCCACCTCCACCTGGAATATAACTAGACTTTATCTTTCCAGAGAGGGGCGTGCCGTTTTCGAATACGTCCGACAGCACCTGGAAATTCTCATTGGCTTTCTGTAAATCATCCCTAACTTGTGTAGGGCTTGTACCATCATAGTTGAACGGTGTAGAATACCAACCCATATCTCAATACCTCCTAGCTCTGTTTGCTCACTTTCAAGACCAATCCTCCAGCGTTTATCACAAACGTCACACCTGTAATTATACCAAGAGCAGAATCCAATGTAAAGGTATAGAGCTTATTGCCGGAACTGTCGAAGAAGTAGATTTCATTTATGCTCCCCCAGTTACCAGTCGCATTAGGAAAGAGAATCTGGGAAGAGTTCTTATAATAATAATATGACACATCCTCTGAACTAAATGTAAATAACCCGAGAGGAACACTTACTCTGCTATAACCATTACCGGACATCTCCGTCCCATTGTATCCTAACCCAATAGATGCAACATTATTCATGTCGCCTATAATCTTGTCAGATACTATCTTTGTTAAGACTAACATCTTATCCTCCTACACAGTAATAGATATTATTGCTCGTATCACAGAAGGCTACATCAGAGAATGTTAGTAAGAGATGGGGTAAGGATAAATCGTAAGTATCCACCCCAAAGCATAACCCGTAGACTCCCTGGTTATTATCACAGAACATACCGGCGTCACAGGCGTCCAACTCGGAGTTAACCATATCACCAGATACAACCATATTGTAATCAATCGGACTACTATAAGCAAGGGTAAACCATAAAGAAAGTCCGATAAACATAAAGACACCATCGACATTGCTAAGAAAAGCATTACCGCTAGTAAATCCACCGTCTATGACAGCTTTGCAAGCTGGAATGTTGGTCACAAACGACACACCCGTCACAGAACCAGAAAGGATAAACACATTCCTTGTAGATACATTATTCGGATCAGGCATCCATAAGAGTAAATACCAGAGAAAGGGATGATCTATATTGAACCCAGCTACAACAGATATCTCTACCCACCAAGTAGTGTATTGCGTCCAGATAGGACGATCTGTCCACTTACCCTTTCTGATCGTATACGCTAAGGGAGATTCGATACCTTCGTAATTTCTAGACTGCCATTCGCTTATCACATTCCTAACCTCTGCCTGATCTCATCTATCTCTGCTAAGATATCTCTACCAGATACGAATAACCGATCATACACATCCACTCTCCGATAATCCGGAGTAACGTATCTTCCTACAATAGCAAACTTCCCAGTATCAGGAGGATTAGTGGAACATGTGAGAACACCTACAAAAGATTCCTTCCCATAACTACCATGCTCAGTCGGTGTCCATTGAATGACAGAAGACATCTGAACACCAGGAGCAGGAAGAACTATCGCTCCCTTGCTGCATCCTATATCATGCGTAGCATCGAACCAAGACATATCTACAATAGATTCTACATAAGATCGTATGAGCTTCTGAGAAAAATAAATACCTGCTTTACAAAAATCCGAAAGATCTATCCCATCCTGCCAGTAGCCCATAACGTGTATAGCACAACTACACGGCTTGGCTGCTTCGTTCGTAGCTGTGCAAAGATGCAAGCCACAAATAAATGGATCTGGGATCTCTGTTCTAGCAGGTTTAACTCCAACCCTAGTTGTATTGGCATCCAGCTCTAGAGCTATACAAACCTTTCCGCCTTCATCAGACGTAACTACAAAATTCGCACCCCAAATATACTGCCTACCATTGTGATCGTCTATGTCCGAGAAGTTGTTTACAATATTGTTTTTAATAGGATTTGGTATGTTCGGATTGTCAGATGTGCGAACAAATACACCTACGGCTTCTCCTACATCTATAGTGTTAATGTTAGTATGAACCCAAATTACAGCCTTCCAACTCAAAGTATCACCCTCATTGCTTGTTTTGTTCTCTGGCTTCTTGAACAATTGCCGCCTCCCTCGCTCTCTGTATTATTACTTTTATCCTATCCTTGTGCGGAATAGGTAGTAGCTCTATGGCTACCTCTGGTGGTATGAGTCCACGTGCGTTCAACTCTAGGATAAGTGTAGTAAAGTTCTGCAAGAGAACAGGAGATGTGGTGTGGGCATATACCTCTACCCTGAGGGGCGTCTTTGCCAAGAAAGGAAACTTGTCTGTGCATAGAACTTTATACATAGCATACAGAGTCATCACACGTTCGATGAACTGCTCAAACTTGAGAGCACGGACGATTACTTCCGAAGAGGAAAATTGGGATGCTAAAAGAGCATGCGTGTAAGACCTTATGTTTTTAGTGCTGTGACCTAGCATAACCTCCGATATACCAATGGTGTCCAAGATGTTTCGCTCATATCGATCAGACAAAGTGGAGAGAACACCTGGATCTATTTTGGGGACAACCTCTTCTACAGCCATGTCTGGACTATCTACAAGCACCACACCGGAAGGTTTGCGGAGCTCATTTACTACATCCTCCCTAGTCAAAAGACCTTGGAAAGACTTTAGAATAACTGGAGGATATGCTAATCTCTCTACCAAAGAAGGAAGCTGTTCTTCTATATCATTTATCCCTTCCTGCGCTGGTATACACTGCTCGCCGTTTACAAAACCATAGATGTTGCCAGGAAGGTAAGATGGAACATAAAAGGCAAAAGGATGGTCAGATACAAATGGGGACTTAAAGTGATCACGAATTGTATAATCTAAACCCAGTGTGGCTACATAACACGAGCTTTCTCCTGGATCCTTATACCAGACCTCATACACCTCGTAATACTCGTTCGGATTCAAATCTACAATCCGTGTGAGCTCCTCCGTAGAACTAATTACATCGAAAAATCTGCTAAAAGGAGAAACTGTCCTGTCTGGAATAGATACCTCGCCAAACCGCTTCTCATACTCGTCTTTGCCCATACGAAGCACATACACTAGAACCTGTGAGTCATCATCCATATCTAGGTCTGGATAATAAAAGAGGATATCAAAAGGGAAAACTGGACGGAATTTGACGCCGTCCCTACGGGGCTCTACACGGAGACCAATAAAGCCCCATAGCTCCGCTAGCTTGGCTAAGTCATACAAGACAACATCTATCCCTTCCCTGTAAAAACCATCCTGCACTTCCTTTAGTAAAGCATCCGATACGTCTGGTTGTAACTCGAAAATCACATTGTCAGAACGATAGATCAAAGAGGAAATTAGATTGATATACCTTCTAAGAACATTCTTGGATGTCCGTATATCTACAAACGACTCCAACACACGTAAGTATCTGTCCACTAGAGCAGGACGCCTGGCTATACAAGTAGATACAATCTGCCTTAGCTCTTCCTCTCCCTTCTTCATTACATCTGCCCCTTCTTTACACCAGACTCGCCAACAGCTTCATACTGCAGAGGATTCGACTTGAAAACATCCGCTACACCAGAAAAATCCTCTACACGAGTCTGCTGGCTAAGAAGAGATTGAGCCTCAGACATGTCTATATAACTAGGAGAGGAAAGTAATCTCTGATTCTGTTTGGCCTGATATCTTCCTTCCTCGCACTGCTCCAACAACCGTTCCTGTAAGGGAGAACGCTTACCCTTTACGATTATATACATACCCACCTCCTATATTAGTCCAAGATAACAATAGCAAAAAGAAAGAAAAAAGCAAGAGAAAAGTGCAGAGAAAAAGAAATGCCCGATAGGAAAGAGCCCGGCAAGCCACCTATCGGGCAGAAAGGATCAAGTGATGTATATCGCAACTCGCATAATTACCTTAAACAAGAAGAAAGAAAAAAGCAAGGGAAATTTTAGGGGTGGGGGGAGGGATGATGTGGCACCCAGCAACAACAGGCTTGCAGACCCGGTGGGCGATGAATGAGTGCTCATTCAGTGAATGAAGGTTCATTCAGTGAATGAAGGTTCATTCAATAACCTAAAACTTACCGGTCGCCCGGTAAACTCCAAATTGGTTCCCAAAAAGAAAAAAATTTTCTCGATCGTCATAAACCATTGAAATTGCTTGAAAAAAATTTTTGTGATGATGATAAAAAATATTGACAAAAAAATCGTATATAATAAGTTTATGGTGTAGTCTATCGATAGTAACAAAAAACAAAAAACAACAAAAAACCAAGAAAGGAGAAAGCCATGAAACAATTAACCAACAACAACACAACAACCATAGTCGATCGAAACGGAAACGTTGAAATTTGCCGACTGTGCAGAAGTGCTGACGCCAATTTAATTTCCTTTGAAAACTTACCAATTTGCTATAGATGCGCAACAAATT